CGGCGAAGGCGAACGGCGCACCAAGGTCCACGTACCGATCGCCAGCGACATCTGCGCGGGCAGCGCCAACCTGCTGTTCTCCGAGCCGCCGAAGTTCACCGTCGAGGGCGACGCCACCACCCGACGGCTCGACGCGCTCACCGATGACGGCATGCTCGCCACCCTCCAGACCGGCGCGGAGATCGGCTCGGCCCTCGGCAGCGTCTACCTGCGGCCCGTCTACGACCGGGCCGTCGCGGACCGGCCATGGCTCGACGCGGTCCACGCCGACCGCGCCGTCCCCGAGTTCGTGTGGGGGCGCCTGGCCGCAGCCACGTTCTGGCGTGTCGTCCACGAGGAGGACGGGCAGGTCTGGCGGCACCTGGAGCGTCACGAGCGTGGCCGCATCCTGCACGGCCTGTACCAGGGCACGGCCGGGAGGCTCGGCCGGGCGGTGCCTCTCCAGGACCACCCGGCCACCGAGGGACTCGCCCTGATCGTGAACGCCGAGTCGTTCGTCGAGACCGGCTACGACGACCTGGACGTCGCGCACGTCCCGAACCAGCTCAGCCGCCGCTGGCGCTGCAACCCGGGCATCAAGGATCTCGGCCGGTCCGACCTGGACGGCGTCGAGACGCTCATGGACCAGCTGGACGAGACGTACTCCTCGCTGATGCGGGACATCCGCCTCGGCAAGGGCCGCATCGTCGTCCCGAACGCCTACCTCCAGTCGAACGGCCCCGGCCGCGGCGCAACCTGGAACCCGGATCAAGAGGCCTTCGCAGGTATCGAGATGCTCACCGGCCCGGACGGCGGACGGCAGCTCACCGTCGCCCAGTTCGAGATCCGAGTGCAGCAGCACCTCGACGCCGCCGCGGACCTGATCAGCCAGATCCTGCGCAGCGCCGGGTACAGCGGCCAGACCTTCGGACTCGGCGGCGACGTCGCGGTCACAGCCACAGAGGTCGTCTCCAAGGAACGCCTGTCGATGACGACCCGCGGCCGGAAGATCCTGCGCTGGCGGCCGGCGCTTGCCCATGCGATCGAGGCGCTTCTCGCCGTGGACCGGGAGGTGTTCGGCGGGGACGTCCAGCCGCAGCGTCCGAACGTCGAGTTCGAGGACTCGGTCCAGGAGGACCCCCTCCAGCTGGCGACGACGGTCGAGATGCTGACCCGGGCGCAAGCCGCGTCAGTGGACACGAAGGTGCGCATGGTGCACCCGGAGTGGGACGACACTCTGGTGCACGCGGAGGTGGACCGCATCCTTGCCGAGCAGGGCATGGCCGTGCCGGACCCGATGCAGACCGGCGAGCTGCCGTAGGAGGTGGGCCGTGCCCGTCTCTCCGGCGATGGCCGAGGATCTCGCCACCGCGGTGGCGGACCTGTACGAGTCGGCTGAGGTCGTCCTCATCGAGCGGATCAGGCGGGCCCTCGCCGAGGGCATCGACAGTCCCGTCTGGGTGCAGCTCAAGCTGGCAGCGGTGGGCCAGCTCCAGACGGCGATCGAGGCGGTCATCGCCGCGCTCCAGGCCGATGCGTCCGGCGCCGTGCAGCGCGCGGTAGCCGAGGCGTACGACCGGGGCGCGCAGGCCGCCGTCGCCGAGCTGGGGGCGCTCGCCCCGACGGTCGCGGCCGTCCCCGCCGGCACACAGACGGTGGACCGAATCGCGCAGGCCGTCATCGACGACACCGGCCCCGTCCACCTGCGGGTCCTGCGGCAGACGATGGACGTCTACCGGCAGGTCGTCGCGCAGGCGTCCGCCGCCCCGGCGCTCGGCGCACAAGCTCGCCGCCAGGCAGCCCAGTCCGCCCTGAACCAGTTCGCGAGCCGTGGCATCACCGGGTTCGTCGACTCGCGGGGACGGTCCTGGGACATGCGGTCCTACGTCGAGATGGCGACCCGCTCCGCGCTCGGCCGCGCCGCGATCGAGGCGCACTCCGACCGGCTGGGCGCTGCCGGGATCGACCTGGTCGTCGTGTCGGACGCTCCGGAGGAGTGCCCGCTGTGCAAGCCCTGGGAGGGCAAGGTGCTCAGCCGGTCGGGCGGCCCGGGTGAGCGCACCGTGCAGGTCAAGCACGCCACGGAGGATGGCCGCATGGTGTCGGTCTCCGTGGCGGGCTCCCTGTCCGAGGCGCGCAGCAGGGGACTCATGCATCCGAACTGTCGCCACACGGTCTCGGTGTTCCTGCCCGGAGTGACGCGCCCGCGACCGAAACCGCCCGCGCGGGCGACGTACGAGCAGTCACAGAAGCAGCGCTATCTCGAGCGGCAGATCAGGAAGTGGAAGCGGCACGCAGCCGCGGCCATGAGCGATGCGGAGCGCACGGCCGCGACCGCGCGGGTGCGCGCGTACCAGGCCCGGGTGCGTGGGCTGGTCGCGGAGACGGGCTTGCCGCGCAAGTCGCACCGCGAGCAAGTCGAGTCCCCCCGCTGACTACGCGCCGGACTCCTGGCCGTGCTCTCGGTCCCAGGCGTCGAGCTCTGGCCGAGTGCAGCCGGACCCGCAGTAGGCCGCGGACGGCTTCCGGATTTCCTCGCCGCCCCAGGCCCTGGCAACAACGACTCTCCGGATCATGGGGCCTCCGCAGCGACGGCACTTACCCGGGGCGCTCTCTATCTCAACTGTCATCCCAGCACGGTACAGCCAGGCACTGACAACAGCTTCCGCCCGCCAGGCGCGGGCCGGATTGCACAACCCCCGCCAGGCGCGGGGCCGAACCATCCCGACGCGCACCAGGAGTGCACGCATGCAGAAGCGAACCCTCGCCCGCCACGGCTTCGGCACCGGCTGGGCACACCCCTACGCCACGGGCCCTTTCGACCCGTACCTGTACGCCGACGGCGGGGACGGAGACGACTCCGGTTCCGACAGCAGCGACGGGGACGGTGACGACAGCGGGACGGACGACGACCAGGACGACGACGGCGCCGGCGGGACCGACAACGACGACGACCAGGACGACTCCAGCAAGGGCAGCGGCGCGAAGCCGAAGCCGCCCGCCCGGAAGCCCGCCGACGAGGACCCGGCCGCGACGATCGCCCGGCTCCAGAAGGAGCTGAAGCAGGCGAACGCCGACGCCGGCAAGGCCCGGACGAACGCCAAGAAGCAGGCGGCCGACGAGGCCCGCAACGAGATCGTCCAGGAACTCGGCAAGGCGCTCGGCCTGATCAAGGACGACAAGGAGGCGCCGCCGGACCCGGCCGCGCTGAAGGCCCAGATCGAGCAGGCGACCGCCGCTCACCGCGAAACCGCCGTCGAACTGGCCGTGTACCGGGGCGCCTCGAAGTACGGCGCCGACCCCGACGCGCTCACCGACAGCCGCGCGTTCCTCCGCTCGATCAAGGATCTCGACCCGTCCGACGAGGGATTCGCGAAGGCCGTTAACGCTGCCATCAAGAAGGCGGTCGAGGACAACCCCAAGCTCAAGGCCGCGACGGCTGCGCCGGAGCGGACGAGCAGCGACTTCAACGGTGGGGCCGGGGGCTCCTCCGAACCCGACAGCATCGACGAGATCCGGGCTGCGCGCCGCAAGCGCCGTACCGGATAGGAGAGGTAGCACCCCATGGCCAACACGTTCCTGACCGCGCAGCAGATCGCGCGCCAGGCTCTCGCCAACCTGTACGAGACCACCGTCATGGCGTCGCTCGTACACCGCGACTACGAGGCCGAGTTCGCCCGCAAGCAGGGCGACGCGATCACCATCCGCAAGCCCACCACCTTCGTGGCGAACGAGTACAACCGCGCGGCCGGCATCACCGTGCAGGACGCCACGGAGAACAGCGTCAACATGACGCTGAACCACTTCGCGGACGTCTCCTTCGCGGTCACGTCCGAGGACATGTCGCTGAAGATCCAGGACTTCGACGAGCAGCTCCTCACCCCGGCCATGGAAGCGATCTCCCAGAAGATCGACCGTGACCTCGTGGCGCTGCGCGACGACGTCGTGCAGGAGGTCGGTGTCGTCGCCGGGGACAACGAGTGGACCTGGGACAACCCCCGCGTCCTCATCGACGCAGGCCGGGTGCTCAATGCGCAGAAGGTCCCGCAGACCGAGCGCCGTGCGGTCGTCGGCCCGACGATCGCCGCCCGCTGGCTGGGCGATCCGCTGTTCCACGAGGCCGACAAGCGCGGCTCCACGGAAGGCCTGACCGAGGCCTCCCTCGGCCGCCGGGTGTTCGGGTTCGACCCGTACATGACCCAGAACATCGCCAAGCCCGCGCAGACGTCCGGCAACAGCACCACCGAGGTCGGCCTGGCCTTCCACCGCTCGGCCTTCGCGCTGGCGTTCCGGCCGCTGGAGCTGCCGCTGGGCGCCCGGGATGCGGCGATCGCCAACTACAAGGGTTTCGGCCTGCGCGTGGTCTACGACTACGACATGGACAAGAAGCAGATGGTGGTCAGCGTCGACTGCCTGTACGGCACGAAGACCCTCGACGCCAACCGCGCGGTCCTGATCAAGGGCGCCGACGTTCCGTAGCCCCCGCGCCCGCCCGGCGGGCGGGCACCGGGCCCCACATCCATCACAGGAAGGACAGCCCCATGGGCTACAAGGTCCACAGCGTGGACGGGCGCGGCGGCGAGGTCGACACCTCCACCGCCCGCACCTACAGCAAGGAGGTCCGCGTGGCATCCGGCACCGCGGGCACCTACCAGCTCTTCAAGGTCCCCGCCGCCGCAAACATCATCGCCGTCCGCGCCTACCGCACCGGCGGTACCGGCGGCACGGTGCAGGTGAAGAAGAGCGGCAGCGACGTCCTCGCCGCGCCGATGACCACCAGCACTGACGCGTGGGCGGGCAGCACGACCGTGCAGAACGCGTCGTGCGCGGCCGGAGACAACATCTCGGTGGTCCTGGCCTCGCCGGCCGGATCACCGACCGAGATCCTCGCACAGGTCGACTTCAGGACGGCGGTGCCCGCGTCATGACCACCTACTTCAACCAGCGAACCGGGGACCGAGTGGAGATGGACGGCCGCTCCGCGCGCCTCGACTCCCTCGACAACTGGAAGATCCTCAACGAGGGCGAGGAGGGCCAGATCGTCAGCGACGGCGTCCTGTCCCGGCCGACCCTCACCGCGCCGGGCGTGCACGACCTGTCTGCGGACGTGCCCACCACGAACGAGGAACTCCGCGAGGAGGTCCCCGAGGCGAACGGGCCAGCGGTCGGGCAGGAACTGTCCACCACGGAGGACGGCGAGGTGTCCGGGCACGACAAGCCGCCGTCGAGGAAGGCGGGCCTGGCGACGTGGCAGGACTACGCCCGTACGGTGGAGACGAACCCGGAGCGGCAATCGGACATCGAGGGCATGACGAAGGAGCAGCTCGTCGCGCGGTACGGGGGCGGTAGCTGATGCCGCTTTCTCAGACGATGCTCGCCGTCAGCGCTTTCGCGGAGCTGAGCACGGCTATCGACCTCGGCGTCAGCAAGGCGCCGCAGTCGCTGTCGCGGTCGATGTCCCTCGCGTCCGGCGTCGCGGCCGGGCAGGCCGACCGCGTGTTCTCCGACCGGCGCACCCTCGCTGCTTCGGCCACCGAGGATCTCGACCTGGCCGGCGCCCTGGTCGACGCATTCGGCGCGACGGTCACCTTCGCCCGGGTCAAGGGCCTGGTGATCGCGGCGGCGGCCGGAAACACGAACAACGTGGTGCTGGGCAACGCGACCAGCAACGCCTGGGCGACGCTGCTCGGCGCCACCAGCACGGTGACGCTGCGACCGGGGGCGTTCCTCGCTCTCGGCACGGGGGCGGCGGACGCGGTCGGCTACGCGGTCACCGCAGGTACCGGCGACCTGCTGAAGGTCGCCAACTCCGGGGCTGGCAGCAGCGTCACGTACGACGTCCACATCATCGGCGCGTCCGCGTAACACGCAGGCCAGACACAGGGAGGCCTCCGGGCCTCCCTGCCGCGTGTCCGGCCCTGGAGAGGAGGGACCCGATGCCCATCCGCGTGTACGCGACGATCGCCGAGTACGAGGCGTACCCCGGCGGAACGTCTCCGGCGCCCGCGGGCACCGACACCCGACTCGTGCAGGCCTCGCGGATGCTCGACCGGCAGGTGCTCCGGTACTGCGCGTACGAGACCGACTCGGCCGGCATGCCGACCCACCCCCTGGTCATCGAGGCCTTTCGCGACGCGGTGTGCGCACAGGTGGCGTGGTGGGGGCAGGTCGGCGATCCGAGCGGTACCGATGCGGTCGGCTGGGGCTCGGTGTCGATCGGCTCGGTCAGCCTCGGCCGGTCGGTGACCGCGGTGTCCGGCGACGACTCCCCGGCCCGGCAGTTCGCTCCTGCGGTGTGGGACGCACTGAACAGCCCAGACCTCACCGCGGCCGTCTTCCGTATGGGCGCGGTGACGTCGTGCTGATCCCGCGGTTCCTGATGCGGCACGAGATCACGATCGAGCCGTACCTGGGCAGCACCAGCACCGGCCCCCGGTACGGCCCGGCGACGACCGTGCGCTGCCTCGTCGACGAGCAGACCCGGGGTGTTCGCTCACCGGCCGGCGAGCAGGTGACGTCCACGTCGACCGCGTACGCCGATCCCGGCACGCAGGCCCCGCAGTTCTCGCGGGTGACGCTGCCCAGTGGCCGCGTCACGACGGTGATCCAGACCAAGGCACGCGACGGCGGCGGCCTGCCGACCCCGGACCACGTGGAGATCCAACTCGAGTAGGGGGGCCCGCGATGGCACGCACCTTCCGCATGCGGTTCGACGCCGACCTCGCCGCCCGGGAGATGCGCGCCGGCGCGGCCCGCGGCCTCTACCTCGGCGCCGAGCATGTGCTGGGCCTGTCGAACGAGGTCGTGCCGCTGGACGAGGCGGAGCTGCAACGCTCCGGGGTCGCCAGCGTGGATGAGGCGTCCATGACCGGGATGGTCTCGTACGACACCCCGTACGCGGTGCGGCAGCACGAGGAGCTGGACTACCGGCACGCCCCGGGCCGTACCGCCAAGTACCTGGAGAACTCGTTGAACGCGGCCCGCGAAGAGGTCGCCGCGATCATCGCCGCGCAGGTGAGGCGGGCGATGCGGTGAGCGGATACACCAGCAGCCTCCTCGACGGCATCGGCGGTCTCCTCCAGGAGGCCGCCGTCGGCGTTTACAGCCCCGACACAGTGATCGGCGCAGGCCAGACCGGCATCTTCCGCGGCGTGGTCCCGGACGAACCGGACCGAGCGATCGGCATCACCGCCTATCCCGTCGAGGACACCGACCTCACCGACGCGATCACGGGCGTGCAGTTCCGCATGCGCGCCGGCCGCGACCCCAACGCGATCGACGACCTCGCAGACGCCGTGTTCACCGCCTTCCACAACCGCCAGCACTACGACTGCGGCGGCATCCACGTCGCCCTGTCCTGGCGGCAGTCCCAGGCATGGATTGGCCAGGACGCCCACGGCCGCATGGAACTGACCGCGAACTACTACCTCCGGACCGTGCGGTCCGGGCCCCACCTGATCGACTAGGAGGACCGCATGTCCACACCCACCCCGATCACCGCGCTGGCCCGCCGCTGGCGCCTGGAGATCGACCTGTCCGCCGCGAAGGACGGCAGCGCGTGGACTGTCGTGCCGGGCATCACCGAGTTCAGCCCGGCCGCCGAGCCGAACATCGAGGACTCCAGCGACTACGACAGTGACGGCTGGGCGGGTAACACTAAGACCGGCCAGTCCTGGGAGCTGGGCGTCACGATCAACAGGCGCATCAACGACCAGGTGAAGGTGTATCACGCCACTCACGAGGCCTTCCGCGCCGCCTCGTTCGCTTTCGGCTCGGCCTCGCAAGTCCACATCCGCTACTACGACCGCAACGGGCTCCCGGAGGCGTACGAGGGCACCGCGCTTGTCACGTGGGCGCCGTCTGGCGGCGAGTACACGGCCCTGGACCAGGTCGAGATGACCCTCACCGGTGACGGCCCGCTGCTCCTCGTCACGAACCCGGTGGCCTGATGACGACGAGTACCTCCTTCGAGGCCCTGGACGACTTCCTCAGTGACGGCCTCGACCTGCCGGTGCGCGGCACGGACGGCGTGGTCCGCGAGTACCACATCGCCGACCCGACCGCTGAGGCAGGCATCAAGATCGAGCGCATCACCACGTTCGCCGCGCGTCTCGCCGCAGGAGGGGCCGCGCCGGAGGGCCGGGTTCTCGACGATGAAGAGGAGATCGACCTCTATCGGCTGTGCCTGGGAGAGGCGTACGAGAAGCTCCGCGCTGAGACCAGCTGGAGCATGTTCAAGCACGTGTCGCTCACGGTCATGTTCTGGATCACGACCGACGAGGACACCGCACTCCAGTACTGGCGGACCGGCGAGGCCCCGGGAAAAGCGGCGCGGAACCGGGCGGAGCGCCGGCAGATGTCGCGCGCCTCCTCGGCGAAGGGCGCGGCGAAAGGGACCCCGTCACCGGCCTCTACGAGTGGTACGAAGGCGGCATCCCGGCCCCGAAGCAAGGGCGGTCACGGCAAGGGCCGCCGGCAGACCTGAGCTGGCAGCGGCTGCTGGAGCAGTGGGCGCTGATCGAGGCCGACCTCCACGACACCTACGGGATCGACGTGGAGGACGGGGTGCTCCGCCGCCGAACGTGGCGCTGGCTCCAGATCCGCATCCTCGGCCTCCTCTCCTGCGACTCACGGCTGCAACGCCATTTCGCACCACCTCCTGAGGAACCACCACGACCCCGACGGAGGTGAGCCGCTGTGGCGCTGACCGTGGGCGAGCTGAACGCGATCCTGAGCATCGACGACCGTGCCGTCGATCCCGCTCTCCGCCGTGCTGCGGCCGGCGCATGGGCGACGACGCCGAGCGTGCGGGCGAGGACGCCGGTGAGCAGCTCGGCGAGGGTGTGGGGCGGGGGCTCCGGGCCCGGCTGCGGGATGCTCGCGGCCGGTTCCAGTCCGCGGGCCGCGATGCTGGGGACGCCGTCGGCGAAGGCCTCACCGACGGCGTGGCCGAGGGTGCGGACGAGGCGGTCGCCGAGGCGGAGGGCGGCCTGTCCCGGCTCCAGACGGTCGCCCTCGGCGCGGGCGTCGCGGCCGGCGCCATCCTGATGGACGGCTTCGGGCAGGCCCTGGAGCAGGAGCAGATCACCGTCCGGCTCGGCGCGACCCTGGGCAAGACCCCGGCGCAGGCTGAGCGGTACGGTCACATCGCGGGCCAGCTGTATGCGTCCGCGGTGACAGAGGACTTCCAGACGGCCGCCGACGCCATCGGCAGCGTCATCGGGGCCGGCCTGATCGATGCCGACGCCACGAACGCAGAAATCCAGAAGGTCAGCACGAAGGTCGCCGACCTGGCTTCGCTGTTCGGACAGGAGCTGCCGCAGGTAGCGAACGCGGCGACTCAGCTGATCCGGACGGGCATGGCGAAGAACGCCACCCAAGCCCTGGACCTGATCGCCGCCGGATTCGGCACGAACATCAACAAGGCGGACGACTTCCTCGACACGCTGAACGAGTACTCAGTCCAGTTCAAGCGCGTCGGGCTGGACGGGCAGACCGCCATCGGCCTCATGACGCAGGCCATCAGCAAGGGCGCGAGAGATTCCGACCAAGTCGCGGACGCCATTGGTCAGTTCGGCGAGCGCGCCATGGCGGGCGGTACGGCCGTCGAGGACGCGTTCAAGGGCATCGGCCTCGACTCCGACACCGTCATCGCCAAGCTGAAGAAGGGCGGCAAGGGCGGACAGCAGGCGCTACAGATGACGACGGACGCCCTGCGCAAAACCACGGACGAGACCGCCCGGCTCGCCGCAGCAGGGGCCCTGTTCGGCGACCCCGGCATCGTCATGGGCGATGCCCTGTATGCCCTCGACCCGGCATCGGCAGCAGCCGCGTCCGGAATGGACAAGGCGAGCGGGGCAGCCGACCGGCTCGGCAAGGGAATCCACGACACAGCCGCGGCGAACATCGAGCGGTTCAAGCGCGGCGCCATGCAGCAACTGGTGGAATTCATCGGCGGCGAGGCGATTCCCGCCGTGATCCGTCTCGGCAAATTCGTCGGAGAACACTCCACCGAATTCAAAATCGCGGCGCTCGTGATTACCGGCGTCCTCGTCCCCGCCCTGGTGCTGATGGGGGTCACCGCGACGGTGGCGGCCGGCCGGGTCATGTGGGGCTGGGTGACGACCGGCGCGGCCTCGGTCAAGTCGGCGGCGATCCAGACCGGGGCGGCGCTGCGCACCGCCGGCGCCTGGACGATGATGCAGCTGCGTGCGGCCGGCGCGTTCCTGGCGATCGCAGCCTCGGCCACCGGCAGCGCGCTGCGTACAGCTGCGGTCTGGGCCGCGTCGGCAGCGCGGATGACGGCGACGTGGCTGGTGTCGATCCTGCGCGTCGCGGCCGTCACGGTCGGTCAGTTCCTGCTGATGGCGGCCCGGGCGG